CGTCCGTCTTCGCCTCCGTGTCGGCGACGTCCCAGTAGACGTCTGACCCCACCGGGATGGCGGTCGAGCCGCCGGTGGCCTTGGGGAAGTCGAAGACCCCCACGACCGCAAGTGCGCCCTTCTCGTTCGCCGCGATGTCCCGCGTGGCGACCCCCACGAGCTCGCCCTGGACGATCACGTCGCCCGCCGACACCGCCGCGCTCGGCGTGTAGTCGATCGTGGCGCCTTCGTGCACCATTACTGCCGTCGGTGGCATTGCTCATAGCTCCCTTTGTGGGTCCCACGGGGCGGGGCCGTCGTAGCCCCGCCTCCGCGCGTCCCGTCCATCTCACTCAGGTTCCGTTGCTCTTCACCGCCGCGCGGTGGTCCTGGAGCCCGACGCCAAAATCGAAGTACCCGCGCCACTTCATCCCGAGCGTGTCGAAGTCGGTCTCACCCGACTCGATCACCGGCGTCCGCTGCCCGCGGAGGTAGGCGACCTCGATCGAGGCCAGGTCTCGGGGATCCGCGAAGAGGTACCAGGCCGTCCCGCTCTGGCCGGTGAGGCCCTGGGCGTTCATGTAGGGGCTCGACGCGACCTGGAACTTGCCGACGTGAGGGTTCGCGTTCGGCTTCGGCTTGTTGTTGGTGGTCGTCTCGTTGACCGTCTTCTCCGCCATGAGGACCTCGGCGTCCGCCTTCAGCCCGGTCGGGACCAGGAGCACGCGCGGCGCCGCGAGGATCGGGTTGCCGTCCGAGTCGACCTGGTCCATGAAGAGCTGCTCTGCGAGCGTGAGGGCGCTGATCGACAGCGCGCCGCTCGAATCGACCAGGTTCTTGTTGTCGGTGCTGAAGAAGGCCGGCGACCCCGGGTTCGAGAGCAGAAGCTCGAAGACCGCCCGCTCGCGAGCCAGGGCGGCGCCACGGCCGAGAATCGTCGGGATCTGCAAAAAGGCCCCGAGGTCGTCGTTGATCTGGTCCTCACGCGTGAGCGTCACGATCCGGCCGCGCGTCCGCACGCGATTCGAGAAGCTCTGCTCCTCGAGCTGCATGTGCTTCAGCTCGCCGTCGGGGCCGACGACCTCGAAGATGCCCTTGCCCGTGAGTCGGTATCGCGTGAACGTCTTGAAGTCGTTGGTGTCGGTTTCGGCCGCGATCTGCGAGACCACGGTGCGCACAGCGACGTAGGACTCCAGCAGCGCCTTGTTCGCGACGTTGCCCAGGATGCCGCTGAGCGAGATCGTCGAGAAGCCGCTCCCGGACGCCCGCAGCATCCGGTCCGCCTCGAACGCGCATCGGATGGTCTCGTTGTCTACGCGGCCCGCGCGGGCGTAGAGCCCGGCCGCCTGGATGACCTCGAACATGAGGGCGTGGATGCCGTAGCCGCGGAGTCGCTGGCTCGTCGCCTCGTCGACGGCCTTCTCGCCCAGGTATTCCCCTACGCGGTCCTCGGGCATGCCCGCCGTCAGACAGAGTGCCGCCTCGATCGTCCGCGCTTCCGGCGCCTGGCCGTTCGACGGCGCTGCGTACGGCCCCGTCGGCCGGCTTGCCCGGAGGACCGCCAGTTCCGCTCGATCACGATTCCAGCCCTCGCGGATGGCCTGGGCCTCGATCTGGGCATGCCCGCCGTTGCAGACATTGCGGATCGCGGCGATGCGCTCGACCTCGGCGGCGGCCTCCATGCGATACCGCTCCGCCGGCGTCGGGTCGCCGGCGCCGCTGTCGACCGATCCGCCACCGTCGCCGGAGGCGGCTTCCACATCGAACGCCCATGCGGCCATCAGGGCGCAGGTCGCGCGTGGCGTCAGCTTGTCCGGCTGCCAGCCGGCCTCGACGGCCCACTCCTGGTAATCGGCGAAATTGCCCGGCAGCGGCGGGCGGTCCTGCCCCTCTGTCTCCGCCCGCCACGCAGCTTCCAGCGTGGAGCGCTGGCTCGCGCTCAGCGACTGCGCATCCCCGAACCCGTTGTCCTTGAGCCACCGCTCGAACATCATGTCATTGCTCCCGTCGTCCCTGTCCCCGTCATGCCCCGCGTGGCGCGCCGCGACCTTCGCGGACGTCTCGTCGTCCGCCCCGATCGCGACGAAGCTCACCTCGCGCAGCGTGGATTCCCGCACCAGGGCCACCGGCCCCTCGATCTCTCGCCCATTCACCGTGACCGTGGCCCCGGGCCGGATCATTTCAATCCGCTCGGGGTCGGCGCCGATCGACGCCTGCCACGGAAACTCGTTCCGGGCGGACGCGACCACCTCCCGCGCGACCTGGCTGGTGCCGGAGATGACCCCGCTGATCAGCAGCTGATTGCCGACAACGGCTGTCTGAGTCGTGTGCCCGACGACCATCGAGCGGCTGTGGTCCTTGAGGACCGGCCTGCTCTTTCCCTCGCCCAGCTTGATGCCGTCGAGGTCGACGACGACCGGGTCGACGAATCCGAGGAGCCGCATCGGCCCGCCCGTGTAGGCCACCATCGAGAACGTCGGGAGCGTCTGGGGGTCGTCGCCCGGGGCGCACTCGATGTCCACCGGCGCCACCAGGTGCAGCGTCGTCGGCTCCCCCTCGGCCTCGATGCGTCTATTCGGCGGCATCGGCAGCCTCCTCCCCGGCGGGCTCGTCGTCGGGATCGACGTCGGCGGGCGCGTGCCCGAGCGTCACGCCGAGCTCGCGGGCAAGCGCCTGCTCGCGTGCGGCCTGGCGGAGCTCGGTCTCCCAGTCCTTGCCCTGGCGCGCGTACTCCTGCGCCAGCGTCGTAGTCCCGCTCTTGAGGCGCACCGCCTGGGCGTTCGCCTCGCGGATCGGGTCCACGTGCTCCATCCCGTCGAACATCCACTCGTGGGGCACGCCCTCAAGCTGCGCGGCGATACTCCGCGCTCCGGTGGGCAGGAAGTCGGAGATCAGCACCGCCTCGTCAAGCCATGCCCGGAAGATCCGGTCGAGGACGACGAAGCCGCACTCGTTCTGCTCGACCCGGATGGCCTTGAAATACGTCTGGTGGTCGAGCCGTCCCGAGGCGTAGTTGTACCCGCTGGAGTTTCCGGCCGCGACGTTGAACGGCATGTTCAGCGATCGTGCGATCTCGTTGAGGATCGCGCGGCGGAACTGCTCGGTCGTCGTCGAAGGGTGCTCGGCCTTGAGCTGGCCCAGGCTCCAGCCGGCGGGCAGCACCGTCATCATCGCCCGCTCGAGCTCGATCACATCGAGCGGCTCGACCGCCTCGGCCTCCCCGCCGGGCGGCGCCTCCGTCTGAAGCACGGTGGAGAGTCGCGCCGAGTTTTCCGCCGCGTCCAGGACGGCGAGCGTCCACCGGCGGAGTTGAGCGAACAGGGGGAGGGCCGGGGCGATCTCAGAGACGCCGCGGCGCTGCCCGGGCCGGTCAACCCGAAACCAGTGGATCACGCGGCTCGCCCTGATGATCTCCTCGGTGGCCGTGAAGCCCGACGCCATGTTCCGCTCGCCGGGGTGCTCGCGGAGCACTCGGTAGCTCTTCGGGTTGCCGGCAGAATCGAACTCGATCCCGTCTGTGAGATCCCGCGGGTCGGCCGTGCCGGATGCGCGGGCGACCTGGTCGGCCTCGAGAAGCCGCAGGTCGAGCGTGACCGGGTGCTGCAGCGAATCGTTGGTCGCGAGCAGCGCGAAGGCCTCCCCGTCGACCGCCTTGGCTGTTCGCATCGTGCGCAGCTTGCTCGCGAGTCCGATGTTTTTCGCCCACGCCGCGAACTCCCGCTCGATGGTGCGGTTCGCCTCGACATTGTCGGTCGTCACCTGCACTCGGGGGCCCGTCCCGATCACGTCGTTGGCGAGCGTCGAGACGATCCCCTTCGCGTAGGAGTTGTTCTCGACCTCATAGCGGGCGCGGCTGCGGATTGTGCGGCGCACCGCCGGCCGGAGCGAGGCGTTCGGGCCCAGCAGGTCCGCGTGTGCCCAGTGCCGGCGATTCGAGTCGGTCGTCTTGGCGGCGTCGAAGCCGGCGAGGACGCGGAGCGCCCGGGCCGCGGTCTTCGCGCGAGACGCGAGCGACAGGCGATCGCGTCGCCCGCCGCCCCGCCCCAGCATCGCCCCCAGCGCCCCGAACACCGTCATCAATCTCCCGCACCCGGATTCGCAAGCTTCGCGAACCGCAGCCCGTAGGGCGTCTTCTTCGCCGCCTCGCTCGCCCGCAGGTGGCGGTCCGCCGCGATCTGATCGCGGATCGAGTGCTGATTCACGCGGACGCCGTCGACCTCGGCCGACGCCGGCCCCGTCGCGTTCTCCTCGATCGCGTTCTTGACCAAGTCAGTCGCCTCCCGCGCGCTCCAAGGCGAGAACCATCGCCTCGACGAACAGCTCGATCGGGTCAACCTCAGACCCGGGTGATTGCCGGCGGCGATCGACGGTGCTCGCGGTCAGCGGCGCGTGTCTCGCGCGTCGCCTGCGCTCGCGCCGGACGTACGTATTTGCCGCCGTGACCGGATTCATGCCCTCAATGTGTGCGAGGTAGGCGGTCTGGGCGGCGTCCTCCCGGTCCTGATATGGAGCGAGGCGGATTTCAGCGGCGAGTTTTGCCCGCGCGTCCTCGTCTGCGACCGGGGGAAGATTCACCATGCGCCCAGTACGGACACCAGGAAAGCGTCACGAGAGCGATTCAGGCCGCGCCAGCGAGATCATAGCGGAATTCGTTACGCATCTGTACCGGCGCAGGCAGCCTTCAGGGTCGGAGCTGGATCGAGAAGCCCTCGCCGGCGATCGTCCCGCTCACGTCGATCGACATGAAGCCAGTTACCGCCCCGGCTCGCCCGCTCGACCTGGTCGTCTTCGTCACTCCCTCGGCACGGCAGATCTCGAGGAGATCCTCGTCCCGGTGCTTCGCGGCGGCATCGAGGGCTCCTGCCTTCTCGTGCTGCTCCCGCGCGACCGCGATCCGGCGGACGGCAGTCCGAATGGTGCGCCGTCTGGTCGCCCGACACATCCCCATGAGGATCGCCGCGCAGAGCTCGTCCGGTTTCACGCCGGGAGCCTCGACCTCCGGACCGGGCTCGACCGCGGCCGCGACGTTGACGTCGCCCGTCACGTCGAGGCGCATGACGACGGGCCATCG